TTCCACCCCGATGACTTTTTCTTTTGTGATGACGGCGGCGGCTTCTGCGACCACCATGCATTTTAGATTCAACTTGCTCAGACGCAGGCTGAACAGTTCCCGACCGGCCCGCGCCTTTACCATCATCCATTGTAGTAATATTGCTAGAATTAATTGGGCTTCCACTACCTCCTCGTTTGTGCGATCTACTACGAGCCATCTTCTTTATACTATAACAAAAGAAAAACAATTATTATTCTAATAAAAAATAATAATTAAATAGAATATCAATAATGTGTATTTTAAGTAGACTTGGAGAAAAAAGATTTATTACGTAAAAGTAGAATAAATATTCCTAAATGAAGAAGAAAACTAATTAAAACAAACATTAAGCATAAATACAAATAAGGATATATTTGTATTATAATTAAATCAATAATTGGAGAAAACAATTTCTTAAGTTCATCTTTCACGTCATTTCTTTTCAATACTATTAAACATTCTTGAATAATAGAATCCTTTAGCATAGTATTAAATTATTGTACTATAAATTATTGTACTATAAATTATTTAATATTTTTGCGTGTTATTTTAATGTTAATTTTCTGAAATCTCTATAATGGATATATACAAACCCGACGATTCATTTGATTTTAATAGTATTTCTTTAGCCAATCCGCAACCAGCTCAAGCGGGATCGTTCTTTACAAAGCTTACAGCTTCTGATAAACCATTATACATTCAATTACCTAAATGTATTACCAAACAAAATATTGTTGAAGCAATGAATGGGAAATACTGTGATTTAATGTACGAGCGTACAGATGAAGACCAGCTTATGAATTGGATTGAAAAATTCGAACATGCGTGTCAAGATAAAATAGATGCTAAAAAATCCTTATGGTTTCAGAGCGAGTTATCACGCGATGATATTGAAACTATGATGTCACCAATGACACGATTATATAAATCCGGAAAATATAATCTTATTCGAGCCTATTTGAATACTAGTAAACATACTAGTAAAGATAAATGTATTGCTTATGATGAGAATGAGATGCCGATAGAGTTACATAATATAAGTTTAGATAAACATATTATACCCCTTATTTTAATTGATGGAATTAAGTTTTCATCTAGAAGTTTTGAAATTGAAATTAAACTTTTACAAATTATGGTAATTGACCCTCCGGAACCTATTAAGGAAGTTTTACCGATTTGTTTAATTAAAAATAAAATATCGAATTTAATGGTTTCAGCACCAGTACCAGCGTCAACGCTATCGCAAGAGCCAACGCTATCGCGAGAGCCAACACTATCGCGAGAGCCAACGCTATCGCAAGAGCCAGAGCTATCGCAAAAGCCAACACAAGATAATAATATAAAATTAAGCATCAATGAAAGTGAAAATATAAAAGTAACCAATATGGATGGTATTGAGGAAGTTAATTTAGATTTTAATGATATTAAAGAATCAATAACTCTTAAAAAGCCGAATGATGTTTATTATGAAATATATAAATCTGCACGAAAAAAGGCCAAACATATGAGACAGGTGGCTATTGAATCTTATTTAGAGGCAAAAGAGATTAAGACAAAATATATGTTATCAGATATTGATGATTCAGACGATGAATCTGAAAATGAAGAAGATAGTAATATACTTTTAGAAAAACTTTAAAAAGTAAATACTTTTAGAAATACTTTAACAATTTATTTTTAAAAAATTAAAAAGTATTTAACTCTAAAATCAGAAAATATTTTATCATTAGTTTAATATATAATGAGTATGTTCACTAATTTACAAAAAAATCTGAAGGCTCATCATTTTATTGCTCTACTCGGGATAGTTGTTTTAGCATATGTTATTATACAATATTCCGGTCGCAAGGGTATGATATCCGACGGATTTTACGGGAGGGACGTTCCTCTAAACCGACCTGCTGATATTCAAATGGGTGGTGCGCATCCTGCACTTCCCGCTGAGCCTGCCGGTCAAAATGAAGTGTATTCGACCGTCAGCGGAATTAATACGACGAGTTATGGTCTCCCGCCTAGCTGTTCCAAAGGCAATGTTGTAGACCCTTCTGAACTGTTGCCGAAGGATGTAAATAGTCAATGGGCGCAACTGAATCCGGCCGGTGGAGCTGACTTTAACAATGTGAATTTGTTAAAGGCTGGATATAATATTGGTATTGATACTATTGGTAGCTCTCTTCGTAATGCTAATTTACAAGTGCGGTCTGAACCGCCCAACCCGACCACCAAAGTGAGCCCATGGCTGAATACGACAATCGAGCCTGACTTGATGCGGACGCCTTTGGAATTGGGGTGTGGACCTCAGTAGATGGGCTCTGCAGGGGCTCTGCCCCTTAAACCCCGTAGAATAGGGGCTCTGCCCCTTAAACCCCGTAGAATAGGGGCTCTGCCCCTTAAACCCCGTAGGAAAACATTTTAAGTTTATTACAGCAGTGGGGCTCTGCCGTAGGATATGTTTTACGCTATACTAGACTTTAATTATATAATTAATTTAATTATATAATATATAAACTAAAAATGTCTGAAAGCACTCTACTCTTCAATCGTAAAGTGATATTATATAGTAATAATAAAAAATGAATTGTTTGATGAAATAAACACTATTCTTTATCAACTCGAGCATGTAAAATATTATTTTTACTCAATTCATTTACAACACGTATTTAATTTATTTAAACAATTTTTTACTGCAGCTTTTACTTTTGGTTGAAATAAAATTAATTTAATACATGAATCAATTAATCGGTCAAATCCAGCTTTTTGACTTTCATCAGGTACTAAATTATATTGTTTTTCAATAAATTTATACAATTCTTTTATTAAAGATGCTAAATTTTCGGCAGTTAATTTTGTATTAACTACACTACTATTATTCATAATCTCTGTTATTAGGAAAAGAATTTCTGGAATATCATATTGATCAATTTTACCATCTCGCATTATATTATCAATTGAAGTTTTTATACATTTTGATGTTTTATCATCTAGCATTATCTTGTCAAGTAAATAGGCGACTTTAAAGTCTGTACTCATTTGTATTATATATATAAATTAAATAATTTTCCCTACTTTTTTATAAAATAATAACGTTAAATATTTTGCCCTACTTTTTATAAAAGTAGATAATATATGAAAATAAACTATTTAGGTTATGCTCTACTAATATTAGTAGTAATAATATGTTTTAAAATATATCAAGAATCAGATACATTTAATTTAAAATGTATTATTTCAGATATTGATGGGAAAAAATATTGTGTCAGAGAGCGTAGCAAATTAGTTTTAGCTGCTGACCGATTAGCTACCGTAAATCAAAAAATGAAAGCATTGGTCGTTCATTGTCATGAAAATTTTAAAGATAGAGAAAATGTAAAACGCTTAGTAGCTGGATATAATCCTAGCAAAATTTACGAAACATTACCTACCAGTGAATACACCGCATATAGTGAAAACAAGGGCGAAAAACTCGCATTTTGTTTAAATACTGAGAAAAAAGGTGATAATTTAATTGACCAAAATACACTGACATTTGTTGCCATACATGAGTTATCTCATATTGCTACTAAAAGTGTTGGTCATACGGATGAGTTTTGGCAAAATTTCAAATATCTTTTAGGTGAAGCAGGTAAATTAAATATAATCGATTTAGTCGATTATAAAAAAAAACCTAAACGTTATTGTGGAATGACAATTTCAGATAATCCGTATTATGATATATAATGTATTTAGAAGACGATAACAACTCTATTATTTATACTCTATTATTTATACTCTATTATTTATACTCTATTATTTATACTCTATTATTTATACTCTATTATTTATACTCTATTATTTATATTTATAATATAATATTATATTATAATGTCTACTTATAAGTGTGCGTGTGCTCCTGATGCGTCGTCATCGCCAACCAGAAGTGCGTCGTCATCGCCAACCATAAGTGCGTCGTCATCGCCAACCAGACCTCCGTTACCTTTACCGCGTACAGCCAAATATCAGCAGGCAACAGGAGGAAGACGAGGCAGAAAAAGTAGAAAAAGCACAAAAAATAGAAAAAGCACAAAAAATAGAAAAGGCACAAAAAATAGAAAAGGCACAAAAAATAGAAAAAGTAGAAAAAGCAGAAAATAAAATTACATCATCTTTTATAGCAAAAATATAACTTTATTTTATACAAGTTCTTTCAAATTCAGTTATCTTTACACCATCAGTTAATATAACACTACTATTTATTTTCCATTCCGTATCATTCAATAGAGGAAAAAATGTATCACATTCATAATATTTGTCAATAGTAGAGACGAAACATTTATTAATGATTTTTTTATCAAGAAATTGTTTATAAATGGATTCTCCACCAATAATCCAAACTTCATCATATTCCATTAAATTACAAAACTTAATAACCGCATCAATATTTTCAAATGATTTGATTATATGTCCATCATTCATTATAGAATGTATATTTAATGTAGAAGAAATAATAAAATTATTTCTTTGCGGTAACATTTGTTTCGGTAAGCTTTTCCACGTAGTGCTACCCATAATAACAGCATTCTCACCTTTTCCTCTAGTGAGTTTAGAAAAATGTGTAATATCTGCCTTACTGTACCAAGCCATTTGTCCTTTGTATCCGATCCCTCTGCCTTCACACATTGCAACAATTAAATTATATCGCATTTATTGTATAGTTTATTATATGTATAAAATAATATATCTTTATTTTATACATGACATATATTTATAAAATTGGATATGTTATAAATAATGAAATTCAAACTATATTTGTATTTTTTGGATCAAACTTTACTAAAGATGATTCAAAAACATCCTTAGATGAATTATTTAAAAATGATCCCGAAAACCAGATTTTTAATGGAATATTTACTCCAGAGGAAATGTCAACTATATTTAATACAGCAGATAAGACGGCCAAGATACCAGTAGTGTTTATAAATGATTATATTCATTTAGACGATACAGTTGAAACGATAAAAATAAAAGTAATGATGAATACGACTATAAATGCCTCGTTTGAAGAGATATATTTATTTTCTAAAAAGTTTGAAACACTCAACTCTATAGCCACGTATCAAACTCTTACACAAAATGACAAATTAGATTTAACAAAAGAACGCCTAGTACAATTTTTATTAAATATGGATGATATAAATATAGATACGATTAGTGACAAAGAAATTTATACCTATGATGATATACTTTTGCTCGGTCTAGATAATAAACAATTTATTGTGAGTAGCCCAATCGGGCAATCGTTGGTTGCTATGAATAGTCAATTTTCTTACACTGTCAATCCTTTTAATGTCTTGGCATACGATCCTTTTTTTGAAAAATTCGCAGAAGATATAACAACGACAGATAATCAAAATATTCTTATGAATAGTCTGCCGATTTACAATAATATGATTTATATTTGTACAGCTGAAAGTGTCTTAAATTATGCTACAGAAACAAATCTTTCTCAAGAAACAACTATTAAGATATATTTTCCCTATTTATTTAAAAAAGAAATAACCAGTGATACCCTATTGGCGGAAAATAAACAACAGCTCTTGATTGATTCGGATAAAATGTTATCAAATGAATTTAAACGAAATATTAATAATGTTAATTTATTTTATAATATATACTATAATCGTACTTCTGAAATTTCATATACGGAAGTAGGTATAAAAGAAATAGAGTTTACAATTCATCCGAATTATTCGTTTAATTTACCTCTCGATGTGGTTTTTAAACTTATACATGCGACAGAAAATATACCTTTAATTAAATTTAATCCTGCTCAACGTCAAGAAAAAATTTACCGTCTTTATGCCAATAAACTTGCTACGAATGGTAAGAAAATTCCGTATTTAAACAAGGCAATTATTTTTAGATTAATGAAAAATATCGGTCTAGCCGGTAAACGTGTTGCTGTTTATATTGAACATTTTTTAGAAAGCGAAACAGAGAGAGAAAATAAAAGTAAAAACGAAATTATTTGCGAGTTTGTAAATAATGGCGATATTACAGTAAAGGCGTCATTTATTAAAGGCTTGTCTGCGCAAGATATAAATAAAGAATTGGCCTTGGCTGTTAATCCGGTTATTAATATAGTTAAAGATTATCTAGCTCAAAGCGGTTATAGTTTGAATAATTTCACCGATTTAAATTCGTCAATGATTGAAATACTTAATATGGATTATATTATTTACGCACCCATTTTAAAACCAGTAAAATTAAAGGAAATTATTGGTTGTGTATCAAGTATATTTAATGTTATCGATGATGATATTACACATAGCGCGGTGATGCGTTTTAAACGCGTTGCTAATTATAATGAAATGGATAGTCAAGAAGCATTAATTATTGAATTGATAAACAATGGTAGCAAAATTCAGGATATTATTACAGCTCTTTCAAACAATTTTCAAATGAATGAAGAAAAGGCTAGAAATAAGTTGGCTAATTTTACATCATCTGTAGAATTACAAACGACCATTAGAAATAAAAAAATTAAAATTAAAAATAATCCTGGATTTTTAACCACTATTGTTAAAGATAACTTTAAAAATATTTTGAATATTAAAACTACTGGAATCAATGATATTCGTTATTTGGCTACGTTGCCTGTGTATATTGATTCTATTTTAAGAATTACACAAGATCCTCAAAGTTCTACTGTAGCTATAGATAAAATAAATAATTTATGTAAAAAATCTAAAAAGGTAAAAGAGGATGATGTATCGCATATTAAAGATATTTCGGCTACGACAGAAATACTACAAGCCGCCACCGCCGCCGCCGATGATGAAGACAAAGAAATTATAGCTCACGCTATTACATTTGATATTCCGGAAGAACCAGCAGAAGAAATGGATGATGATTTGTTTAATCTACTATTCAGCACAAATGCAAAAGACGAAGACGAAGACGAAGACGAAGACAAAGACGAAGACAAAGACAAAGACGAAGACAAAGACAAAGACAAAGACAAAGACGAAATAACTGGTGGAGCAGAAGAAGAGGAAGAAGAAGAGGAAGAAGCCGAAGCCGAAGCCGAAGCTGAAGCCGAAGAAATAGATTTACAAGCAGACTTGACAGGAAAAAGTTTATCACATCCTAATCTTTTTTTTCAAAAATTACAAAAACAAGACCCATCATTATTTCTTACCAAAAAAGAAGGTAAGTTTAACTCCTATTCACGTAGTTGTTCGTCACAATATAAACGCCAACCAGTTATTTTAACAAATGAAGAAAAAGAAAAGATTGATAAAGAACATCCAGGTTCATATGACCAATCCGTTCAATATGGTAGTAATCCAGATAAAAAATTTTGGTATATTTGTCCTAGATATTGGAGTTTAAAGGATAATGTAAGTCTTACGGAAGAAGAAGCCAAATCAGGAAAATATGGAAATATTATACCAACAAATTCTAAAAAAATACCACCAGGAGGAAATGTATATGAATTTAACGAAAAAAGATTTCATGGAGAAGGTTCGAAATATATACAACATAATCCCGGATTTCTTAAAAATTCTAAACATCCGCAGGGTAAATGTATTCCTTGCTGTTTTACCGGATGGGATAGTAAATCACAGAAAGAACGAAGAGATACATGTACAGCTGAAGTACCAGCCGCCCCCAAATCCAAAAAAACAAATGTCACAAATGATTATATTATAGGTGCTGACAAATTCCCACTAGACCAAAATCGTTATGGTTATTTACCATTAATAATCCAAAAATTTATACATACAGACAATAAAAAATGTCAGATAAGTCTTTCAAATACTAATTTAAAACCAAATCACCCGTGTTTTGTTAGACATGGCGTGGAAGCTAGTAGTTCTCAGTCATTCATCGCATGTGTTGCCGATGTATGGGTTGATATTGTTGGTGGACAGGTATTAAAAATAAAAGAAATGAAGGAAGTATTTATTAATGCTTTAACGATAGATAATTTTATGACTCTACAAAATGGAAATTTAGTAGATATTTTTTATAACGAAGCACCAGCGCAAGCGCAAGCGAGCCCAGCACCAAGCGAAGCAGCAGCACCAAGCGAAGCAGCACCCAATATCGATAATTATACCGATACAACTCTCTATAAAATAACCGATAAATCAAATCAATCACACTTGGAATTACTATATAAAGTAATTGAATCGTTTAATAATTTCATAACTTATTTACGTGATGATACGATTGAAATAGACCACACTTATTTATGGGATCTCATCTCTATTCCCAATCCAAAATTATTTCCAAAAGGATTAAATATAGTTATAGTCGAAATTTTAAATAATGATATTACTGATAATGTACAAGTACTGTGTCCATCAAATCATTATTCTTCACATTTATTTGACATAAATAAAAAAATAATGCTACTCGTTAAAATAGAGGCTTATTATGAACCTATTTATATTTTTGAAGATCAAGTAGAACAATTTGAAGTAACACGACTATTTAGTCTTAAAAATAATAATTTAATGCCGAATATAAAGCGGACACTGGAATTTATTAAATATTCAATTAATAACAAATGTCAACCCTTTTCTAGTATGCCGACAGTCTACAATTTTGAAACAAATATTATTTTACAAAAACTAGTTCATTTATTACAATTGAGAGAATATCAAATAGATTCACAAGTTATGAATTACAATGGAAAAATTATAGGTGTGTTGGCGTCTAAAAATAACATAACCGGTTTTATTCCGTGTTTGCCTTCAGCGCCTATGCCATCTGCCGAGTTGACGAGCATATGGATGGACGACAAGTATGGTAACGATTATAAAACCACATTGGCGTTTCTTACAAACGTTTATGCGGATACTAAAGGCGAAATCCCATGTAAACCAGTAATTAAAGTGATTGAAGATGGCCTTATTGTCGGCATTTTAACGCAAACAAATCAGTTTGTAATGTTGTCTGAACCAGCCGAAGATATTTATGGTGACGATTTAGAAACTGTGAATGATAATAATTTTATACTTGCGGATAAAACAGCATTAACTGATAAAACAATCGATACTGAACGAGTAGAGTATATTTATAAAATTCGACTGGAAAGCAGTTTTTACAATGTTTTCAGAAACACGATGCGATTTTTAATTGGTGAGTTTAGATATAAAGATACTAGAGCTGCGATTGAAAAAATTATTACATCACCGACAATGATTTATTCAGATAAATTAAAACAAGTCGACCAATTGTTGAGAGAACTCATGAAAAATCACGTTACCTTTTCTACATATTCGCCAGAAATATTATCTGAATTGGGAACCATTACAAATTGTTACATGTCTGACAATAATGAATGTTCTACTAAAAAGTTTTGCCTAACAAAAGATAATAATGAAGATAATACGTGCGCGTTAGTCATACCAGATAAAAATCTGATAAGTGATAAAAATAATGAAGAGATTTATTTTGGAAGAATGGCGGATGAGCTTATAAGATATAATCGTATCAGGTCATTTATTTTTCAACCAAAATCGTTTTTGGCTTTTTCTGGTCTTAAATATAATTTACGAAATGACGAAATTATTCTTTTACAATCACTCATAACACAAGAATTTTTTGAAGATTTAATTCCAGCGGCGGTTAACAAATATGTTACGTACAACACGTATGATACAGCACAGCCGATTAAAACACAACTATATAGCAATGAAACTGAATTTGATTTTAATAAGCAACTTAAATTAAATCAGTCAGATGTAGATGTAGACGTAGAATGTAATAAATCTATTGAAAACACAGTAACCGGACCATGGGCTAAATTTTTCTCAAATAAAAGTACTGAACTGATTTTTAGTAACGAACCTGAGCTTTGTTCATTTGACATTATTTTAACTCTTATAAAAGATAATAATAAACTTTCAGTATCTATAGAAAATGATTATTCTACTCTAACCAAATATCATCTCAAAGAAATATTAGTCTCCGAATATCAGAATTTACAAGAAACATATAATTATGAAATTCTACAAATATTATCTTCGCAAGGAAAAACAAACTCGGCAAAATTTGTCTCTACTGGCCATGCGACATTATCCAATATAATTATGAGTTATGATTATTATGCTACTAATTTAGATATTTGGATACTAGCTGTTAAATTTAATATACCCTTTGTTTTTTTATCCGCCACTAAATTAATCGAAAATGGATTACCGTTTTTGGTTGCGCATGACAATGGTAGTGATGCTTTTTATTTTATCAAATCGCCTAGTGTTAAAGTGAATACCGCTCCAATTTATAAATTAATTGTTTCACCCGATGGAACATATAAAATTCCTTTAGAAAGTGTCAAGACTAAATTACAAAAAGATGTAAAGGAAAATACTACTGCTGATACATTGATTGAATTTATTAAAAACTTTTCAATGAAAGAAGCTACGAAACGGCTTAAATCAGATGCGATAAAATTAAATAAAAAGATAAAATTGGTGGTGGTTGATTGAGCACTTTTGCAGTGGAACAAGTTCGAAAAGTGTCGCAAAAACGCACTTTTAAGAAAAGTGTCGCAAAAATTTGTATGTTAACAGTGTCGCAAAAATTTGTATATAAAATTGAATTAAAATATTTTGCTATACTTATATAAAAGTATTTTTACATAAAAAGATTTTGTTATACTTTTTTAAAAAGTATTATACGATGCGAATTCAATACATCTCCGATATTCATCTAGAATTCATGACCAAATTACCCAAGATAAAAGTCATGGCCGAAGTGTTGTGTTTAGCAGGGGACATTGGTTATCCATTTTCCGGTATATATAGAGAATTTCTTAAACAAATGAATACCGACTTTAAAAAGGTCTTCTTAATCGCAGGTAATCACGAGTATTATAAAGATAAAAAATATGGTGAGGCAAGTATGGAGATAATAAATAGTATGATTCAATCTATAATTATAAATCATAAATTAACCAACGTTACATTTTTGAATAATTCGTATGAAGAATATAATAATATCTTATTTGTTGGCTCGACATTATGGAGCAAAATACCATCCGCAAACATGAATGATATCTGTTTAATGAATGATTTTAAACAGATAGAAGGTTTAACCTATGATACCTATAATCTATTACATATACAAAGTTGTCAATTTATTACAGATACTCTTTCCTTAGTTGAAAAAGGAGAATTGTATACAAATCCAACTAAAAAAATCGTTATGATAACACATCATTTACCCTCATTTAATCTCATCGATGAAAAACACACCTATTCCGATACCAATTGTTTTTATGCATCCAAATGTGATGCGTATTTTGTCGAACCCATTAAAGTGTGGATTTATGGACATACGCATACACCTAATAAAACGATAATAAATAATATTAAATTTGTTTGTAATCCGAAAGGGTATCCAAGTGAAAATACAAGTGTCAAGTATGAGACGATTGACATCTAACACACTTTTGGGAAAAGTGTCGCAAAACCACTTTTGAGAAAAGCCAGTTAATATATGATCGGTTTTACCACCTCCGCATTTATAAACAACTTACTTAATTTATAATTCAATACAAATGGGTGTAAGGGCGATGGAACAAACTTACATACAGGCATAATAGTAGAGTGTTCTATTTTATGTTCAATCACATTGTCTTTATACTGCTTAGTATAATACTTATCTGCTTCTTCATACGTACGTCTCAAATGGCATACAATGAAAATTCAATGACCAGAATTCCATTTTATCCAGCGGTTTTACACACAAATATTTGATGGTTGTATTGGTGAAGAGTTTTTTAATATAAGTTGCCATTATTTTGTTATTACTAATCATAAGAGGTTAATATTTATATAGTTTATAAATATTAAAATAATTGTCCCGGGGGCGCTGCCCCCTTACCCCCGACCGCAAGCGGAATTGCCCCGTGCCGACATCAAGCGCAGGTGCAACAGGTGGAATTGCCCCGTGCCGACCGCAAGCGGAATTGCCTAGGTGGTCAACCTATTTATATACGCAATATATTCTGGCTTAGCATACATCATTTGAACAGTTTCCAATTTGATTTCTAAAGTGGCTTTTATATAATAATAAAGTATAATATCCCCTCCAGTTTCATTATTTTTATTTACAATCTTACTATATCCAGCCATGAATTGACCACCATTAGAATCTGGAATAGATACATCTAGAATATCTTGTCCAGATTCTATAAATAATTCCAATCCTTTTTTTTGATGTTGTATAGATTCATTCGTATCATCAAATACTATCCAGTGTTCATCAGGATAACGAATGAAAAGCGGCAGTGCTTGCTGTTTTTGTCTCTGTGACATTTATTAATAAATAACAAATTATCTTTATATAATTATTATTATTATAAAAAGATAACAAAAGAAAAAGAAAAAAAGAAAAAAAAGATTAAAAGCCCACTCTAAAATTATACTCAGAATTATTATATTCAAATGATTTTGTAGCTAGTTCTAATTCATCTCTAAGAAATTCGTAATCTGAAGGAATACAACTATCACATAAAACTTTAAATTGAACATTGTATATATAGCGTTCTGTATCATAATGAATCTTTGTTATTCTGACATTATTTTCAGATGGAGTACCATTATTACCTAATTCTTCAAGACACTTCTCTAATGCGATTCGAATAAATAATTCTTTCAACTCAATTTTCAACGCAGTTTTAACGTCATTAATCATATTATTGGATAAAATCACAATATCACCGGTAAACGTGTCACGCGGAGTTCCTTTAAGTTGAATTTCAATATATTTTGCGCTGTTAACTCGTGTGCTTGTTCCTTCATATCCACCTTTTATACTTTTCTTGTTTTTTTTACTTTTATATTTTTTATTTCTCGACAGACGTTTTTTATTCGTCTTTTTATTCATTTTTTTATTCATCTTTTTATTTGTCTTATTTCGCATATACTATATATAAATAAATAAATAAAAAAACTAAACTAAACTATTTACTTATATGATTTGGAGCATTCTACTTTGCTTGAACCTTTTCTTAAACTTGTTTCACGGCAAAGGTTGTTTTTAAATTTTGGCGCAACCTTTCTTAAAGGTTGAGCTCGTATCCATCATCTCCACCCATATCTGTAGCTACCAGTTTACTAGTATTAGATTGTATAGTCAAATGTGTTAAGCTACACGCATCATCAGCCAAATTCATACCCTCGAATCCAGCTTCAATAATCTTAATATCATCCTCTTCCACCAATGTTTCCGCTGCTAATTGTGTAATTTTATCAATATCTAAAACAACCTGAAATGCGCTAGTACCGAAATAACCTTCCTGACCGCACATAATATTGGCCGACACACCACGCATCGGGTCTAATTCAGCATGCCGTGCCGCTTTCAAGAACATTTCCGGCGTTTCTTCAAATGATGCTTTTGCAATAGGACCAATATCATCATTATTTATTCCATGACGGAATATGGAGACCATTTTGTCATTACACGTCATTCGATCCACCAACACACTCAAATGATGGTAGTTGATATATGTGCTATCAAATTCAATGACTTCTGAAATCTCGTTGAGAATAGACTGGCGCGCAGCCTCGACTCCCAGCACTCGATAAATCTCTTGAATATCATTGGTATAAGACCGATTCGCATCAATATAATCCAAACTTAATATATCCATCAAATTTGTACCTACTGTATCCAGTACCCATGTTTCTTTCTTTACATAATTTCCGTCTGTTAATATCACACTATCAATAATTTTACGAGGAATGACCTTGTCAATATTTTTAACACCACGCAGAACCAAATTGTCGAGCAACTGTTCTTGAAACCCTTTCAACAAATATATTTCATCGGATTGATCCAACGGCATCTGCTTTGATATGGCTTTCTTTTTAGCACCCAACACTGAATTGAGACGAATACGAAATACTAAATTATCGCTGTTGTAATCTGAAAACGCACACGATACTTGATTATTGTAAGCATTCGTAAGGGCAAAATGTACATCGTCCATTGTTAAATTACGATCCAACATTTCTTCAGCATTGAGTTTCAGTCGAATAATCCATTTAGATTTGCCTGCTGTTTCTGCGCCTGCGCCAATGCTTGAACACTCATCAATCATCGATTCAAACGCCTTGTATTGTTCCATTATAGCTGAGTCGGCTTCAATGAGTGTATTCAAATCATCCGGATCAAAACAGATTTGAACAGAATCAACAATAACCCGCAATTTGGTATGTTCCAAACGATGCATTAATTTCTTAGCATTTTCTTGTTCTGTTTCTTCATTCTGAAACAGGTGAACAGTGCATGAAGGATTTTTGGGATTTTCTGACAGTGACAATATTTCTTCAATACGCGGCAACCCACGCGTCACATTAGACTTGCTAGCTACACCAGCAAAATGAAAGGTGTTGAGCGTCATCTGTGTAGTCGGTTCACCAATAGATTGCGCTGCTATCATACCCACCATTTCACCTGGCGCAATAATGGCTTTTTTATAGGTCAATATAATATTATCAATTAAAATGATGAGTGCCGCGCGATTGAACCGCTTCACCATCAGCAAATCTTTTGGATTCATATAATAGTCGTATGCGATTTTAAACAATGTCGTCGGTTTCACATAGGTAATCGCATTTAATTTAAGAAATCCATCTTCAATCATTTGTAGCGCTTCGAATGGCGTAATATCTACCATTGACGCAGGGCCAATGTTCTGTTGTCCTTGAACATTATTTATAATATAACTGAACGCCACTGGAATATAAATATTTTTTCCATCTTTGTGACCAAACACATTATTATATAATTGTTTTCGTGCTTGAACAATATTGTCTACCAGTCGGTGTGTTTTTTCAGCCAATTCATTCTTCTGTTTATTCATCCGTTTGATTGTTGGTTTCGTGTAGGATGTATTAAACACTTCATTTTTCAAATCGTCGCTGGGCATTTGATAATGCGCGTATATTTCTTCGAGCGTCATTTGAAGAATGGGCAGAAACTGATTTTCTACTCTCACAGGATCAAACCCATCATCTCCATATGAAAACTGAATGACCTTATTTTTACTGTTTCGCACCGTCATATCATACTCAACTTTCAGATCTTCTAAACCCTTAATCAGTCGTCTTTGAATATAACCCGTTTGCGATG